AGGGAGTAGTTATATGTAAAGATTAAAGTAGTCTCTAAGCGTAGTTTCCCCACATATAGGTTTTCCTATGTGTATTGGATTCTAGTCCGCCCCTACGGTGAAGGATATGAATGTGATTACATTCATCTCATTACTGTAGCTGGATCCCTTTCTGCCATCAAGGCGAGAACTTCTTTAAAGAAAGAAATTCCTTTAATGTTCCCCCTTAATGGTAAGATGACCTTATCATCCTTGAACGGGTTAGATGGAGACACTGTCTCTTGAGAATCCGATTGGATTTTCATAGTCAAGTGTTCCATTAAACCATCACACCAACCTTCTGTATAGAAGGTAAAGTGTAATAGTGGCCCGTCAAAGATTAGCCTTCTCACCGGTTTATCCATCACAAGTTCAGACAATTTGTTTCCAAATTGTCTTCTTATGAAGGAGTATAACGGTGAAGAAGTGAAGTCTGCAAAGACTTCAAAGCCAGCTGGTTCAGATAACAGATCAAACCTTAATAAGGTTTGAACTGTCTCCTGTATATTAGCTTCTCATGTTTTCTTATCTAAGTTAAACTTAGCTTCGTCAACACAAGATAGCAAAATATGCATATCTACTAAAGAGAGTGATCTATTCAACTTCATAAAAGCTGATAGACCATCTTTAGATGGGATAAAACCAAACGGACCAAGAACTAGTCAAAGAAGTTTATCAACTCCAAACTGTTTTGAAACAGTAGGAATAGATGAAAATCTTTGCCTTAGCTCTTGTTCGGAAAGTGCCAATCCTTTATTGTATAAATCTAAAATAACAGATGAGATTCCTCATCTTGATTTTAGAGCTACAAGTAAATTCTTGGCTCCCACAGCTGAAACTTCCCCATCCATAGTAACTAATCTTTTGGCAAACTCAAAAGAGTTGTCAGAGATTAGAGACTTGGATAAGTTGATTTCAACCCCGAGAATCTTAGTCATTATCTCGTGATAAGACATTGCGACAGCTTTATCAGCTATCACAATATCATCACCAAGTAATGCATAGTTAGAGAATGAAGGTTTACCAACCCTCATTGCAGCTATCTGTACAATTACATGGTGGGTCAATGCAAGCATTGCCCACGAAGATAAGGCTCCCATAGGCTGACCAACTGAATATCTATAAGGAATATCCTTAAGATACCAGTCTCTCCCAACAAGGAGAGTAGCTCAATCATTAGCAAAATTAGATCCGAATAAAACGGAAATAATTTGCTTTTGAAGAGCCATAGGTAACCTATCGGTAGCAGAACTAAGATCGTAAGAATAGAATTCTACGTCATGGAGAAGTCCCTCTTTATAAAGAGAGACTAATCTATTCAGAGGACCTTGCTGATTAAAGGTACCATCCATTGGGATGGACTTTAATTTAGCAAAGATCCAACTGTTTAGTGGACTCATTACACTTTGTGTAATAGAGTCCGCCATGGCGAAGACTCTAGCCTTTCCGGCTGCTTCCTCTTTGATTGCTAGTTTTCCTAGTTTCAGATCGATGGGGCTAACAGAGGGTTTAACCCCTGTTGCTTCTCAATGTGAAACTTCGGATCTTAGCAAATCAATAAGAACACCTCCCTTATTCATCCTTCCTATAAAGGAAAGAAGAACAGGGAAAAGTGGACTTATATATCATGCATAGATATCTTTTCAGATACCCATCATTGATATAGAGTGATTTGGCCCGGCAGATAATAGATAAATGATAGGATTAGATAAAGTCAATAGGTGCTTTGATCTTCCTTTTGGAATTTCAAGACCTAATGCTGCTAATCCGTTAATGACCTCGTACTTAGGTAGAGTATCACTAAGACCACTAAATGGGTCCGTGATAGATTCTAACTTAAGTTTACAAGGCATTTTCATTATTCTAAATACTGCCAAGGTAGACAAGACTCCCCTTATCGTACTATGGTCTCTAGATCTCAGAAGAGTTCTAAGAGTCCCTGGTATGATAGTAGGGAGCCCTCCAGCTAGACCAATCGGCATTACGTCAGTGACGAATACCGGATGGCCCGATACAAAATGTTGGACTATTCTAGTACATTCTTTTAAGTACATAACGGTGAAAGAAACACCGTTAGCCTTTCAAAGAACTGCTATTCTAGCACCAAACTTCTTGTATGGAGCAGGAGACAATTGTAGACTTCATACCAACAATCTTATCCAATGTGGAAATAACTTTTCAGTTATATAACCAACATTAGATAAATCATTGTTCGTAAGTTGAATACTCTTGTTTTGTAAAAGTGTTGTTCTTTTCATGGTTTTATGATTATTTATATTATTTAACCAATGGAAGACACACTTACTACTAAAAGTAAGGATCTTACAGGGAATCGCCATAAAGAACTGGTAAACATTCTTTATTTGTGAGTTCATCAGTAAATACTGATTGATCGCACGGCGGGGAAGGTACTGCCCTATACGCGTAAAGCTATAGCGAAAGTATAAACAAGTTTCCACCCATCTCAGAGGGGTGTTAATTCTCTGAGGGAGGACGTAGTCCTTGAGTATAGCTTAAGCT